TTATTTAACATGAATCGCCTTGTTATTTAAAAATACACCTATTATAATACCGATAATACTTACAACAGTAGGTGCAGCTATACCTATCCAAAAGCGATTACTAGTTAATTTTTTATCGTTGATTTCATCTTTCAATTTTTTTATTGCTAAGTCTATGTCTTTACTCAACGAAATTTGTGACTTTTTTATACTGTCTTCAACTTTATCAAATCTAGTATCTAAGTGCCTTTTGTGTTCCTCAAATTCCGGTCTAGTAATGTATTCATAACTCATATTACCACCCTCCACTTTTTTAAAGGCTAGATTTCCACCAATACTGTCACTTGTATAAAACTCACTACCATCTACTCTATAATTATCATATCGTGGATGATCATTGATTTTAACGATATTATTCATCGCCATAAATTTCGCTCATTTCATTTTGAAGAGTATCAATATCTTTAATTTTTCCGTGCATATTTTCATATTGTGATAAAGCTTGTTCTAAAGCTTTATTTAATTGCTTTGCTAGACTAGGATTCATAATAATTTTTTATTACTTAAAAATCCGCTAGGGGTATGTTGTTTGAAATCCACCATAAGATCTGTGATGCTTACCTGCACATCTAAAGCGTTAGCATAAAATATTTCATAGCTTTCACCAAAAATATAATCATTACTTTTATTTAATTCAACATTAAGTTTTTCATTTTCGTCCATATATTTTCCTCCTACATTAACGTCTATATAAATAATATATGAGATAATCTGAGTTTAGTAGACAGAACATAATGGCGAACAAAAAACAACCACCCAGTAACTAGTATGGGTGGTTTAAGTATGCAGTCAGCTTCTTACTGCTATACGCAAGTAAGCCCTCTGCACAGCCGGATTGGCTACCGGTAATGTGGTTTTAAGCCAGATTGGTTACTGGTAATGTAATTACATTATAACATAAAAAATAGGCAAGTACCGTAGTACCTGCCTGTTATCTACATTTAAATCTTGAGAGAAATGTTAAAAAGTTCTAGTAAAATAATAGCACATTTTATCTTTAAATGTAAATAGAAAGCAGGTGTGTAACGCACCTGCTTAAATAGACATGACTATGTCATTCTAACTGATTTCTCCCCATAAGTCACCTAATATCTGATTAGGTGGGGCAGAACCATTCCATGTTCTAATAGGCAAGTAATAACGTTGCCCTCCCATGTATATCCTACCCAAACATGACCATCTTGTAACATCACTTCTGTATAATCACAATATCCACCAGGTTGGAATTGGTAAGCTACCGGGCATGATAAGAATGGTCCTATTTTTCTTACAGTGATTGGTTGATTACCGTTTGTGAATCTAGCATTTTCTTCCATGTAGTAAGTACCATATTTATTACGTTTCCATGCACTCGCAACTGGTTTAACTGTATTACTTGAAGCGCTTGACTCATTAGAGACAGTGGCAACCGGTATTTTACCATCCATGTACGCCCTAATCTGCTTGATAAAGTAGTCTTTAAGTTGCAACCGCTTGTCTTCTGGCAATAGACCGCGAGTTACTGGGTCAAAACCAGTGTGTAAAACCGAACTTCTATGAGGGCATGATGTTGAAGTAAATTCATTGTGCAATCTGATTGTATTTCTGTTTGCTGGTAATCCCCATTTTTTCAACAATCTAGCGCATTCTTGGAAAGTTGCCTGTTCATTTTTTAAGAATGTCGCGTTATCTGCGCCCATTGATTGACATACTTCAATACCGTAATAATATTTATTACCTATTTGATTAGCGGTATGCCAACCTACTTGTGATTCATCTAAGGCTTGCCAAACTGTGTTGCCTGATACGTAACTATGCGCAATGCCCGCTTCTAATCTTGATAAAGGTGCATTTACTAATCCGTTACGATATGCTTCAGCAGTCGCCCCTTTGCTCCCTGCGTCGTTGTGTATAACTATACCTTTAGGGTTACTACCACGCTTAGGTAGGTCATAACCTTTAACCACATCTTTGATGATTTTAAGTTCTACTGCTTTAGGTTGTGGCTTAGCTGTTTCTTTTTTAGGTGCTTGTGTAGGAGATTGAACTGATCGTGGCGCTGTCTCACTTTTAAAATTCGGACGGATAAACCACATAGGGAAATCATAAGCATGTTGTCGTCTTGTAACTTTTTCCCAACCCCAGCCGGGTTGTTCGATTCCGTCAGTCCAGCCACCGCCTAGCCAATTCTGCTCATATACAATGATGTAATCTAAAGTTGCTTCAATTACCCATGCAACGTGACCATATCCAGCACCGTAGTTGCTACCGAATACCACCATGTCGCCAGGTTGTGCTAAGAAGTCCGGTGTATTTTGGTATACAGTAGCTAATCCGTCGAAGTTGTTAGCGAACGGAATATCTTTTGCACCTAAACCTTTTAGAAGTAATCCAAACAAAACTTTCCAAGCAGCATTGGCATAATCAAAGCATTGAAATCCATACCATAAGTCCGCATTGAATTGTTTTCCCTCAGAAGTTTTCAACCACTCTATAAACTCTTTTTTAGTTAATTTTGCTTGCATTGTCGCCACCTCCATGATGATACTCATTCACATCAAAGCCAACATCGTTAGAGGCGTCTGTGAAAGGTTGTGATGTATCATATTCTTTTGGTGCTTTCGTGCTTAATTCCGGCGTTAAACTGCTGTCTTGTGATGATTTCCACGTAACTTGTTGTTCTTCTTTATTGCTATCTCTAGGCGCTTGATATGTCTGTGCTATAGATGAATCTGAGACGCCTTTTGACGTTGGGTCAGTAATAACGCCAATACCTGTAAGTAACGTGAGGATAGCGCCTATAATTGCGCTAGCTTGATTTAATTGAGTAGATAAATCTAATCCGAATAAATCCGTGACTTGCTTGATAAATAGCAACAATGCTCCAACTAAACCAGTTAGTACTGCTTTGTTTTTGAATCTCAATTTCCAGTTAATATCCATTTGTTTGCTCCTTTTATCCAAAATAAAAAAACGACTAAAAATTAGTCGTTTAAAATTATTCAATGGTCAATGTTGGAGATCCTGAATAAACATCACTTATAGTGACATACAATATCCCTGAAGGATTACTAAAGTTGATGTTTTTACTTGCCACTCCGCTATTGACTCCTGATATTCCTAAATCACTTGACCCTAAATTAGTTTGCGAAATCCTCATTATACCGCTACGTACATTTTCTATTGTCACCTGATAACTTTTATTGGGTTCAACTCCATTTATTGTCCATTTTGCTGTTGATTCTTCTATGCTATCCGGATATTTATTTTTAGGTAAGGGTTTTATTACAAAAGATGAAGGCTTTTTCCATACTTGGATATTTCCAGCATATACTTTTGTATATTCTTCACCTTCGTAAATAAACTTCTTTACATTTTTAAAATTACCTTCCATAAAAATCACCCTTTAATTAAATATAACGTATTCGGGTCTTTTTGATATATATAGTTATATTCATTTTCTGTTCCTGTCCAAATTTTAACCGTCGGTTGAGATGCGCTTTTTAGTTGATATAAATTATCCGCTTGTTGTTTAGTAAAAGCTTGAGATGACAAAACATACCGCTCGTCATGATTATGATTTTTTGGAGCATATAAATCATTTAGTGTTTGTTTGAATTTCTCAAAATCTTCTGTACTAACTTTTGAGCCAATCTGTTGCAATACACTTTCTGAAATAGAGTTGTTTTGTATTGCTTCTGCTAATTCTCTTAATGTGTTCATAGATTCAGGCGCGCTATCAACTAGTTCAGCAATTTTTGTATCCGTATACGTTTTAGAGTCGTTGAGAGTTGTATCTTTGATTTTTTCAACTTCTTGCAATTTATCTTCTAACCCTTCAACATTTGCGATATTGATTTTGTCCAATAACTCAGGTTCTGCTTTGATATCTGTATCTTTACCATCAATTTGCCACATTTTAGTGTCAGGATTGATTGATACTACAGTACCGTTTTTACCGGGTGCGCCTTGTTCTCCTTTTTTACCTGCTTCACCTTTTGCACCAGGTTGTCCCGGTTCGCCTTTATCACCTTTCGCACCTTTAAATCTACTTTCATTCTTTTCGATGTAAGAAATGACATCTTTATCTATTTTCTCTTTAAAGTCTTTGCTCAATAAATCTGTCGCGTTATCTTTTAAGATTCTCGTAATAGCATCATCTACCAATTTAACATCGATTTCTTTTGCTACAGCAGATTCAATACCACTATCAACGATATTGAAAGAAAAGTTCGCGACATGTATTTTTTCTTCTTCTTTCTCTAAAAACAGCTTACAACGAACATAACCAGCGTGTTTGATAACCTTTTTAGGTATATTGTAGGTAAGGAACCCTTTTACAACATCGTCGATAATAAGAGGTTCATTTTTGAATATAGAGCCATCTTCCATAAACAAATGTAATCTAGGTGTTAAGCCATGTGCTTTTAGATCGATACGACCTTGTTTGTCATTGATACCTATTCTTATAGATGCTGTATTTTCATCTTCAGTGTAAAATCGACAGCCAATGTCACCTAAGTCAACACCATCATTTTTTATTCTCGTTTCAACATCTTTTATTTTGTACATTTATACACCTCTTTATTTATATTTATCTCTTATAAAGTAGATACCTTTTAAGCCGATTTTTTTATATAGCTTAGCGATTGTACTTGCTTGATGTTGGCACCACTCTATAGCAGTAGCATATTGATGTGTAGCTGGATTTTTAGGATTCCATCTAATTCGGTACAGTGTATTCTGCCCTTTGTTGATGTAATCCTTTCTTACGAAGCTAGCACCGCCCATGATTGCTTTTGCTGGAGTTGTCCAACCTTTATTCCTTGCAAACGTCATTGCGTAGTTAGGATTGTTGTCGTAAGCGCCAATGCCGAAGTAGTTGTATACTCCATCTTTTCCGTTAGCGAAGTTACTTGTTCCATATCCACTTTCTAAGAAAGCATGCGCGATTAAATAAATTTCATTAATGTTGTGCTTTTTACAAGCTTCTGCGAACGCTTTACCTTGATTATTCAATGTCCCCTTACCTTTGAGTATCTTATTAAGTGAACTAACTGAAACACCTTGATACTTGCCTAAATTAAGCATTTGGTAGCACTGCGTGTTACTTTCCCATATTCGTTTAACATTCATTGCCGAGCCCGTTTGAGCTCGTGTAGCGTTAGCCCAGCCCCAAGCATTAGATTTTTTCGGGTTACCTCTTGCCATTTGTTTATCCAGTGCTTGTTTGAATGTATAAGGGCTCGTTTCAGTTATAATCTGCGGTTGTTTAGATGCCGAGCCATTATTAGCTGTTGGCGATGAGTCTCTTACATTCGCTATATCAGCGTTTTTATTATCTACCATAACTTTTATTCTAGATTTTGTTACTGTTGGTTTAGTTATAGAATTTAATAATTTTTCTCTGTTTTTAAATATATTAAGTAATGCCTTTTCTAATGCTCCGTATTTATCTTTAGGGGGAACACCGTTGTCAATCATATTCCAATTAACATGTTCCAACATCGAACGCCAAATGCTGTCGTCTACTTTTAAATTTTCAATACTTAGAGGTATCTCATATTTGGCCATCATATCTACAGCTACAACCATTGCGTGAATCTCATTAAAAATAAATTCATTTTTACTCGCACTATAATCTTCACATACGTCTATAACTATATAATCAGGTTCATTAGGAACTTCAAATACAGCTCTTCTAGGTGCCCAAATATTATGTCTGTCAACATAAAAGTGGGGATATTCTACATCCTGTTTGTATTTCTTCCTACTGTTATATAAACTTTCTACCGAGCTCATCGTTTGTGCGTTTCTAATCATTATTCCTTTAGGTTTTTCGAGTCGTCGATTACCTTCTACTATAAAGTGATAAATATATTCTGGATAATTAACCTCTTGGCTAGAAATAGTGTACTTTATAGTTGTTACATCTTTCCAAATTGGAACTTTTTTATTATTTTTTTCGTTATCATCACTATCATCTTCTGGTTTAGGTGCCGGCGTAGATTTCTCCGGATGATATGGTGGTCTAACAAAATATTTAACTCCTCCACCTGGTCCATCATGATAAGAGTGTTTGATTTTATACGGCGGACTTCCTGTTGCATTATTTGTATACCAGTTTTGATCCACACCATACCAATAGTCTTTTGTGCATGGCCCTACTACAATGTTCACATGACCTGCCCAACCACCAGTCCAAACACCCCAGTCGCCTGGTTGTGGTACAAAGTCTTTTGTATTTCTAATTATCTTGAAATCTCTACCTCTATAATTAGATTTCTGAGCCATAGCATCAGCATTTCCCCATGTTCTAAATCCCCAATATTTATCGAGTAAATAATTAGGTAAATCCCAGCATTGTGCTCCCATTCCAGAACCAGGTACATCAATAGCTATTTTGTTTTTAGCGATATATAACGCCCATTCAACCACTTCACTAGCTGTGGGCTTTCTATTTTTCGGATTAGGTAATCCCATGTATGCACCTCATTTCAATCAAAATAAAAAGCCAGTGCCGAAGCACTGACTCTTAACTGTTATTTACATTTACCAAACCAGAAGCACGCCCAGAAGCTATATCCTAAAATCCCTTTAAGCATGGTAATCACCTCCTTTAAATACCAAAAATAGTTCTTAGTAAAGCTATGACAATCGTACTGAAGATAGTCCCTATCAAACCGAGAATCCACATTTTCATATCGCGTATATTTTTGTCGTTTTCTTTCTTATTTTTTTCGTCTATCTGTCTTTCCCTCTGGATAGCATCTAAAGTTTTATCTAATTTAATGTTAACTTGCTCTTGAGTTTTTTGACCTAATTTAATCTCATTGAGAGTGCTAAGCATTGTTTTATCATTCTCTTCTAATCTTCTAATTCGCCATTCATGTTCGTGCCGTTTGGTAAATCCAAACATTACGCCACCTACTTTGTGTTAAATTAAAAAGCCTCAAGCATTACACCTGTGACTTTTCATCTTTTGCCTCTGGATATTTTTCACCAGTGATCAATGCATATTCTTCTTTGTCGATTACACCCATGTCTACGTACCACTTAATTTGCTCATTTTTATAGCAACCCCACACATAAAAAGTTTTAATGTCTTTAAAAGTTGGATAAATCATCTTCATCATTTAAACGTCCCCCTCAGTATTTGTTTTGTTAGTTTTCAGTTCGGTCAACTGTTGTGTTAACATAGCGTTTTGTTGCGTCAATTGCATTGTCAACATGTTCACTTGCGTCATCTGCATTTGCATACTCGCAACCATTCCGCGAAGTTCCTCATCACTTAAATCTGACGCACTTTGTTGGTTTGATGCATTCGGTACGTCTTCTTTTTCGAAATTGCTATTGTATTTAATTTCGCCGTTAGTGAAAACAAACTTTCTAGGTTCGAACTCTTCTTTAAATTTAATAGGCACATTGTTATCATCTACATCTAAACTATTGCGTAAACCGCCAGTATTAACGAATCCGATAACTTCGTTTTTATCGTTTACTGTGATTTTCATTATTTCCACCCCATAATTTTAGTTATAGTAACTTTGTTGGCATTCGCTCCAGAACCTGATGTTTTACCTAAATCAAAGTACACATCGTTATCTATTCTTAAAGTAGTGCTACTTGTTTTGGATAGTAAGCACTCATAAATACCGCCACCGTTGCCGTCTGAGTCAACTACATTCGCTTTACTCAATTGAATCGCGTTAGGTAATGCGGTTAGTCCGAATCCCTCAATAACGCCACCTGGATAAGTTCCACTTACCAACAAAATAGAATAGTTTGTGTACGGTTCGGTTAGATTGATTGTTGTACCTACACCATTTGCGCCACCGTCGAACAATACCGTTGACTTATGTTCATTAGGAACCGTCCACTGTGGCTCAAGTCTGCCGTTTGTGATTGATCGTGTGTAAATCTTTTTAGAGTTATAAGGTGTGAAGTTAAACAACTTATTTGTATCATCTTTAACGAATACAGATAAATACCCCTCATAACTTTCAACGCTACCTGGTAAATCCGGCACTCTTGTTGCATAGTAATTACCAGCAGTTAAATATCCCAAATCGCCTTGCGCATTATTTAAGTTAACTTGAATTGATTGACCATTCGCCTCTGTCATCTTATGTTGTTGCCAGCTCGTTGTTCCGAATTTATCATCTACATACTGCTTAGCTTGATTTAAAGCGTTGTTAGACGTTTCTTCAACAAATTGCTTAGTTAAGTTTCCATCATTCTTTTTATAAAACGGGTACCATGTGCCGTAGATTTTGTATTTTGTGTACTCATCGTTTGAATCGTCTGGGTACCATGTTGCACGAGCAGTATTATTATCAACAACATAAACAACTAACACACCAGATTTGCTTGATGTATAAGTTGATTCATCGAACGAAGAACCGTCATCAACACCATCTTGTCCAGGCTTCTCTAACGTGCCTATATCCGTCTTTTCTGGTGCATCTGTTGCATTAGTAATATGAATAATCCTAGATGTGTTAACTGCGCTTAAAACGCTATCTATGGACTGCTCATACGATTCAATTGCTTTACCGTAATCATCTGTAAGTTTAGACTTTTGCCAATTTGTTGTTGAATTACCTTTAACAAGGTCAGCGCCATTGATTTGTTGTTCAACTTCGTTAACACGTTCAAAAATCGCTTGCTCTTTTTCAACTATTTTATCGACTTCAGCTGTAACAGCTTGTGTTGCACTAGTTTGCGTCGCAGTAATAGCTTGTATAGCTTCGTTTTGCTTGATTTCGATTTGTTGAATGCCTTTTGTCGCACTATCATTCACTTTTGCTATTAACGTTTGTGTATCAGCCATATTTTGCTTTAATTGGTTAAAGTCTTTACCGACAGCTTCGATAGTATCTTGAATAGATTTGATATAAACAAGCTTTGTTATACCATCAAACCCACTAACTAAATCATTTTCAATATTGAAGCTAAATTGACGTTCAACAACAACATTATTACTCCCGTTTTGTGTAAAGAATGCCTGAGCATGCACCTTGCCTGAATGTTTTAAAAATTCATTCGGTATCACATACTGCAAACGCCCATTAATTGCGTCTACTATCGTTAATTCGTCTGAAATATAAGCGCCTCTATCTACGTTATAATCATCGGTTTTTAACACGATAGATGTCTTAACATGTTCAGAACTTATAGATAACGGTCTGTTATTCTTAGTTACTGCAAAATTTAAAACACCAGTTCCTCTATCTGATTCATAGAAACTGATGTTTGTGTCAATAATTGGATTATATTGTGATGTTGTTTGTAACTCGATTAAGTTATCGTCTTTCGAAAAATTATCTACTATCATTATTCAACCACCTTTCCCTCGAATAAACTCCATTTACCAACGCCACCAGTACCAAAGTTTCTAACTAAAAATTGATGTGCAGACGGGAAGTTATTACGTCTTAATACTTGTGTTGTGTTACCCGGTGTATTCGATTTTACTTCTAATATCCAACCTGCAATACCTTTGTAATCTTTAGGGAAGTCAGAAAAACGTTTTGATTCTTCAGTGGTGATATAGAAGTCTAAACCAACAATTTTTAAATCAGACAATTTCGTGATGCTCTTAGGGATATGTTCCCAATAACCAGCACTTTGTGGGTTAAAATTCCATGAACCGTTGTTTTTCTTGTTAAAGATGTCGATAACACGTTCAAATTTGAGCATATTTCTACCTGTGCTGTTTCTAGTTAGTACTTGTCTTAACGCACCATTATAATGACCAGGCAGTACATCAAAGAACCAACCTGCATCTCTAAACGCTTTCGGTAACGGGAAATCTAACGCATTTTGTGTGTCTTGCGTATAGATATAGTAATGACCAACTTCCGTAATATCACTTAGATATGCTGGGTTTTGCACTGGTAACGGTTTAACACGTCCACCTGAATCAGTCATTGACACTTGAGGTGCGATGTTTTTTAAGAATTGGTTTACACCTCTTTGACCAATTGAATAAATTGAGTGGTGTCTGTTGTTACCAGGTCCAATAGTTACCCCGATTAAAAGTGCTTTACGTCCTGTTTCTAGATCGTAATACATATCTAGACCCTCAGCCTCTTGGAAATCCCCTTTAAAGTTATTATTCACACCGCCTATATCGATACGACGTTTAAATAACAATTCTTTCGTTTTGATATCGAAGCCTTGTAAGTAATTAGGGTTAGCTGGATTTGAATCGCCAGTGTACCAATATAAGATACCTGCATCATAAGCAATACCTTGCATAGGTTGCGTACCTGATGTGTATTGCATAGGTATATCCATTTGATACAATACTTTGTCTATACCTTTATCAATATCGTCAGCACTTCTAACCTCAACAAAGTTCAACGAATTCTTAAGTTGTCTTTCAGTGGGTTTATATTCACGTCTAAAAATCATTAAATTTTCTACCGGATTATAAATCGCTGACGTATATCTGTCGTTAAATATATTCGGCATGACATCTTGCATTTCATTACCATAAGTTATTTCTCCAGTTCTATATTGGAAACGTACAAACTTGTTGTTTTTGTTACTGTCCAATACAGCTGAATAAATCCATAATTCTCCATCAATGTATCTATACGCATTGTGTGTACCGTGACCGCCGTTTTTAACAAGCAATCTATCAATAAATTGTCCGTTGGGCTTCAATCTAGATAACATGTAATGATTACCTGGACGAGCTTGCGTCATATAAATAATTTTCGTTCTAGGGTCTACCCAAAATGATTGCATTACTGCATTTGTATATGGCGATAAATCAGTGATAAATTCCGGTTCTTGCTCTTTTGGTTCGAATCGGTATTCTGTCGCTCGATATTCTTTATAGTGTTCATCTACAGCTTTCTCAACCTTTTTAGTGAAAGCATCTAGTGTTGAATAATCATGATACAAACGATCTTGCAATGTCTTATGACCATAACCTGTATTATCAACGCGCGCGTCTTTTACTTCGTTGATACCGTCGCCGTTATGACCTAGTACCATGTTGCTAAATCGACCGTTTAAATATGTTAAAAAGTCAGAGACGCTACTTGTAACATTTAAATGTTCATACTTTATTTGCTCTCCATTATGTGCAAATACCTCTTTATTTCTATGATATTCAAGAGAGAAATTAAAATCAGTCAGCATGTCTGAAATAAGCTTGAAATTATACTCATTTTCATCTACATATCTGTAATCGAAAACTCTACTTAAGTCTGTAATTAATTTGTTATCCATGTCTTCCTCCTTTTCTATCCGTAAAACTGGTAATAATTTTTAATAAGTTCGTACATAATAACTTCATGACCCCTCTCGTTCGGATGCAATCCGTCTGGCATACTTGATTTTCTGAACGCTGGATTATATGGCTTAAAATAATCTGTATGATAGGCATCATATACTGGTACATCCAATTCACTACAAGCCAATATCTGAGCGTTGACATAATCCTCTAACGTTAACCCTAATTTGTTTTTATCAGTATCTTTACGACGTATCGTTGTGCCACTCATAGGACATTGTCTAGTAGCTGTCATTACAAGTATTTTTGAAGTTGGATTATTTTTCCGAATAACTTCAATTGCAGAACAAAAGGCACCGTAAAACGTTTTTGTATCCGTTTTATCAGTGCCTATCGGTACACCTGCCCAATAACCATGTAACCAGTCATCATCTGTACCTTGTAATATGATTAGGTCGCCTCTAATTTGTTCTGCTTGTCTATAAATACTATTTTCAACGTTGTTTGTATCTGTAACAGTTGCCATAGTTGCGCCACCTTTTGCAAGGTTGGTCGTTTTCGCTTTTAATTTCTTGCCTAACATTTCTGTGAAATTAGTTTTCGCATGTGATCCTCTAGCTACAGAATCGCCAATCGTTCCAATCGTTTTTACATCTTTAATGTTTGATTTATCTATAAAATCGTGAACGATAGTGCCATCTGATGTAGTTACAGTCTTAGAACTCACCTTCTGTTGTTTATCTTCAATCAAATCAGTTCTACTCATCAAATCGAGTGTTGATTTAGCTATTGACGCTACTTTAGACTTCAAGTTTTCTGCCGCTTTACTAGGATTAGAAAGGTTAACATCATTTAATCCAGAAACATAGTTAGCTGCAGTATTAACTTTTTTCATATATCGTTGTTCTCGATTAAACTCACCAAGCGTTACATCTTGCTTAACAATTACATTGTTTATACCCCTAATCGTTTTAACTTGTACTATACGGACTAAATCATTCAAACCTAGTTTGGTAGATTTTATTTGTACTATGTCTCCGGGTTGTGGGTCTGCTTCTGGATATGATTCTCTTAACACCAAAAAGTCCAAAGACAAAGATTGTTTTAACGACTTTTTCAATCTCGATTGTAATTCTTTATCCATAGTTTCTTGGTCAGTCACTTTACCATCTTTAAATGGTTCTGCGTGGATGTCGCCGTATATTTCAGCTAATGCACTTCTAGCTTCCATTACGAGCCCAGCGTGTTCGAATGTTTCTTCTCCTGAATAATTACCATATCCTCTAATGAAGGTGGCGAAATCACTTGCATCTTCCTCGAGTTTTATAGCGTTGGCGTTGACTTCGTCAGAAATAAAATAAGACGCTTTTTGATTTGCAAAAGGCGTCAATACAAACTTATATCTGTCTTTCTTTTTGTCATATGTGATCTTATATTCTAATCCAAAATGTTCCAAACCTTTTTTTAACATTTCTAACCTTGTGTCGCCTTCACCGCCGTTTTCAAACTTTGAAGATTTAACTTTGCCCTCGACTTCAAAAAGCATTCCAGTACCTTGAAACACAATGTTAAAATATCTTTCTACTGTAAAAGATCCTGTTACATTAACATAAATTCTATCAATCATTAACTTGTCTATGGGAATCTCTCTAGCAGTACATTCAACCAGTTGTCTGTCGCCTTCTGATTTCCTATCAATGACAGTTATTACATATTCTTTCTTGTCGTTTTCACCTTCGACATGACTAACAATCCATCTTTTCCCTATAGCGTTAATAACTTCATAAGTGTATTTGTTTTCGAGAATATCAAAAGTTAATACACCGTCAGCATTAACTTTTTTCACTAAAGTTGTTTCTACTGGTACAGGTGCGCCATTACCTTTAGGTGGTCTTACAATTATTGTCATTCTGACACCTACTTATAATAAAATTTCAAATCAAACTGAACTTTTTGAACTGTTTGATTAAACTCAAATTTATTAGCTCCGTATTTAAATTTTGGTTGGGCTATGTTCGTTTCAGTGCTTATTTCGACACCGTTTTTATAAACTCGAAAGCTATCATAAACAATTTTGTCTCCAGCTTTTAGTTTAATCCCCTCAATTTTCATTATTTCAGCATGCGTTAAATTCCATACAAACGATTCTGTATCTTCGCCTAAAATAATTGTTATCTTTTTATACATGTTGAATTGGTCGTTAGGAGCACTACCATGATAGTAAACTGTACCTTTGCTCAAATTTTCAAATGTATACTTTCTTTTGTCTCCGCCTGCATGCCAATCAATATTAAAATCAAACGACCACAATCCAACCTTTTTGTTTTCTTCTAACTCTAGGCTTGTTCCAATACTTTCGCCGTATGGTAATTCTGTAGTTTCGAATTTTAGTTCAAAAGAAACTTTATTACCTTTTTGTTTAGGGTTTATAACTCCGTTAAAAATAACTTTATACTGTTTACCATTTACATAAATTTGTTGATCGTGTCTTGAATATTCATAATCCGGGAAGTTGTTTTTATCTAATTTCACGTAATCATCAGAAGTTGGTTGAGTAAACCTGTAATTCAACTCTTCTTTTCTTCTTATTTCTCGTAAATACATAGGTTCTATGTCTGTCGTTAACCTATACAACATATCTCGCATATAAGCAATGTCTGAACGATTTTTAACTTTACAAAAACAAGGAACAACTATATCTCTACTGATATAATTGCTCCCCATTAATATACGACCGTTCATATTTTCTTTGTCTTGATACTTTGTGTTGATTTGCATGCTATCAATTACTATATCGTTAACGATAAACCCGTATTCACTTAATTTGATTACAGTACCATCTTTTTTTGTTAATTCTATGTCCATTTGTAACCTCCTTTATAAGTAATACTCAGAATTGCGTTTAGCATTTCTGCCGTTAACAATACTAGTAAGCGCATCGTTATTGACATCGAATTCAACTTTAACAGTTTTCATGTTCGGTGATGTTTCAATAGAATGTGTGTGTTGTACTTGCGCATTTATATTTCCACTTAAATTACTTAAGTTTCCTGTAATACTAGAAATGTCAGGTGCGTTTAATGTAGGTTGAAATGCATCAACTACTTTATCTGCAACATTAGAAACATTACGGATAACTTTACTTGAATGATTATCTATACCTTTAACGAAACCTAGCATTGAATACATACCAACATCCATGAATTCACGTGAAGGTGAGTGAATACCCAAAGCACTTTTAGCTGCATCTAAAGCTTTCTTAGCAACATTTTTAGCTGCATCTACTAATTGGCCAGCCATTTGTCCAATACCTCTAATTAAACCACGGATCATATCTGCACCTGCAGACACAAAATCTCCTATAAAGCTTTTTATTTTATTTACTGCATTTGTCATACCTTGACTAACTTTGTTTACAACATTAACGAATCCTTGAATAACTCTATTAACAAAGTTAATTAGCGTACTTGTTATAGTAGATACCCATTGCATACCTTTAGTGACAATGAAGTTCCAAGCTTGAGACATTTTGTCTGATATAGTTGAAACAACTTGTGTGAATATACTTACAACTTTATTCCAAATCGTCGTTAATATACCAGATAAGAAACTCCAAATCGTATTCCAGATATTAGAAATGAAACTCCATGCCGCTTGTAACGCAGTAGAGATAGCTGTAGTGATAGCGTTCCAAACCTTAGTTGCCACAGTAACTATAGTGTTCCACAACGTTTGTAAGAACGTCCAAATAGCGTTCCAAATTGTCATTGCGATAGTCATAATTGTGGTAAACACTGTAGTTATTACAGTGACTAACAAATTCCAAATCGTAGTAGCGATTGTAATTATCGTGTTCCAGATTGTACTTAAGAATGTCCAAATAGCTGTCCATATCGTCATAACTATTGTCATTATCGTCGTGAAAACAGTTGTGATGATTGTAACTAAAAGGTTCCACACCGTTGTTGCAATAGCGATAATTCCATTCCATAGCCCTTGTAAATAAGCGACTATTTGATTCCAAACAATCATTATAAAATTGTAAACATTCGATACTGCTGTAGTGATAGCTGTTAAAATAGCATTCCATACAACCGAAGCTACAGCTTTTAATACATTCCAAACATTAACCATAAACGTTTTTATCGCATTCCAAGCATTTATAATAAAGTTTCTGAATCCTTCATTTTTATTCCACAATAAAACGAATATAGCTATTAATGCAGCAATTACACCAATTACTATTGTTATTGGACCGCCTAAAATACCAAACACAGTTACTAGTCCTGTGATAGCATTTCTAATTAATCCAATCTTACCGAATAACAATTGGAATATAGCTGTAACTAATTTTATTGGACCTTTTAACGATGTCATTGCCTTACTTAATACTAAAGTTCCTGTTTTAGCCCAACCAAACTTAGTTACTAATGCAACCAATCTTGCTGCTAATGGTCCTAAAAAGTCCATTACCGCTAATATTGGAGTAATTAAAAATCTAAATGCACCAACTAAAGTTATAATGACACCAACTAATTGTGCTGTAGCTGGATGCGCCTCAAACAAGTTAGCTATCCAACCAGTTATTGCAACTGCAACGCGTAATACTGCACTAGCTATAGGAGCCATCGCTGTTGCGAATGCAACTAATCCTCTTGCAATGTTCCCAATTAATTGCATTATTAGTGGTCCATTAGTTTGTATATAGCTGACAAAATCTTTAAAACCTTGAGATTGCCCGACTTGTTCAGACCATTCTCTAAACTTAGCCGTCATCTGTTCGAGAGACTGGAAGATTCCAGTTGATGACCCACTAAATGCATTCATCAAATTGTTAATTCCAGCAAAAACATTTTTAAAAATATTGCCAATGATAGGTAAATTTGTTTTTGTGTATTCAATAAAACGAGTTATCGAATTTTCTCCAGCTGCACTATTAGCCCAATTAGAGAACGATTGACCTAATCTGTCTAACCAATCAGCCGACCATTGAAACAGTGGTGCTAATTGCGTGAATACATTGACTAATCCGTCACCAAAACCGCCTGCAGCACTTAATAGCTTGTTAAATACCGAAACACCCGTTGTATTCATCATATTAAAGAATCTTGAAGCTACACTGCTATTTTCAGCCCATTTAAGCACGCTTTGAGACGCTTCTTCCATTCCTCTTGAAATACCACTAAAAAATGGTTGTAAGCTCTGCATTGCAGTTTTAACAGTATTTAAACCATTTGCAAGAGTTGTGAAGATAGCGGATTGATTTTGCTTTATAATATCAGTCCATGCTGACTTTACGCCATCTAACGCTTTTTTGTATTCGTTTGTTGCTGAGCTAGCTTGTAAAGTGCCATCATTAAGCATCTTTATAGCGCTGATAGCCATTGCGCCAAATGCTACAAAGCCAGCGCCGGCTATTGCTACCGCACCACCTAAAGCAAGTACACCGCCAGTTAACACTTTGATAGCGTTTAATAGCGCAAATACTACAGGTACTACGCTCGCTATTACAGGTATTAAGATACTAAAAGATGAAGTTAGTAATCCACCAACCATATTAGAACCTACAGTACCGAACACACGGAACATATTAGCTAAATTCCCCATCTGTCTTTGGAAATTGTCGTTTGCTTTTATTATGTAGGCATAAGCTTTCTTTAAACCATTAGTATCGACATCTACCTTTGTTGTTTTTTTGTTTGGCAATGCGTCTAACGATTTTTTAAACGCATAAATTGTTGGTATAGAAAGCCCTGTATCTACATCAAGTCGAGATCTAGTTTTGTTCGGAATACTTTTAAGTTCTTCTTTAGTACGTTTGATTTTAGAGTTAGCAACACCATTGTCCACGTCTATAATAGCTTTGGCTTTAGACCTATTTAATGCTTCGAGACTAGCTTTAGATACTTTTAACACTCGATTGAATTTACTGTTATCTGCATTGACGTCAATATTGACACGTTTCTTTTCTAATTCTGATAATTTAGCTTCTGTTTCAGCGATATCTTTAATCAACTTTTGTTTTTGCAACTTAACTTCTGGTGTAACTTCTTTAGAGTTTAGTTTGTCTAGTTCAAAATTCGATTCTAGTACCTTTTGTTGTAAATCTTGTATACTAGCATCTAATTTAGCTTTTACATTTTTGTTACTAAAGGCATCTAAAGACTTTTTAGCAACTTTGATAGTTTTTTGTAATTTTTTATCGTTAGCGTTTAATTCAACATCTTTAGTTTGATCTGCTACTCGTTTAAATCTTTGCACAGACTTAACCGCACTATCAATTTGCCTTTTGAATTTGGCTACACTAGCTTCAATAGTCGCTTTAATTTTATATTCCGTCACATTAACACCTCTCTTTCTATTGCTTATTAAATTCTGCTATAACTTTAAAGAATTCATTATTTTGTGGTTCGTATTCATCACGTTCGCTACTAAATCTTATATCTTTACCTTCGTTAAGCCGTTGGATATTTTCTTCATAAGGCAATACGTCGTTTGCATTGTTAAAAACATATTCCTCTTTAGGTTTATTTTCTGTCCCAACATTTTTAGTAGCTGCAGCATCACGAATAGCAAACGCAAGTTTGTAACGTTCGAATTCTTGGGTTAGCATTTCATACTCTTTCGCATACATTCGATAGTTATATTCTGTTAATGTCATTTGCTCAATAACGTTCAAATCTGTAATACCAAGTGTTGACATACAAGTTATAACGATTCTGTCGTAAGTTATTAGGCTTCCGCTGGTTTTTCTTCCGTTTCCACTACTTCGACTAGGTTTCGGGTCATAGGTCGCTTTCCCAACTCCGTTAAAATATCCGAACCGAATTCTTCTAGTCCGATATTTTCTGCGATTTCATCTAATGCTTCATCAATGTTATTAATAGTAATTGCTTGTTTTTTTAAGTGAGATGTAGCTGCGATTAAAACTTCGCCAATCACAACCGGGTTTCCACTTTCTAAACCTACAGGCAACATTGATACACCTTGACCGATAGAAGCTTGTTCAACTTTTAAACCTAATCGGTTATCGATTTCTCTTAAAAATTTAAAACCAAAACTTAATTCTAATGACTTTCCGTTAATTTCTACATTCATAACTTAAAATCTCCATTCATGATTAATTTAAACAAAATAAATAGGGCTTAACGCCCTATTTTTATACCTCTCCTGGTGTAACCGTTGATGAATCTACCTTAGGTTGTGGAATTGCTGTTAAATCTTCGCCAGTTAACGCATCTGCTTTTGTAGTGTCATGGAATCTGTATCCAGTCGCCTTAAGTTTCTTTGTTACAGCCTCAGGTAGTGTTGCAAATCCACGTTGGAAACGACCATTCACTCCATATTCATATTCATATTCATCAATACCGTTAGCTTCTGCTTTTAATTCAAATTTATTGTGGAAACCTTGGAAATATTTCGCTTTAAATTTAGTGGCATCTCCATTTTTGCCTGGTATTCTACTTTCAATTTCCCAAGCCTCATACAATACGCGATCTACAACTGCATCTTCAATTTCATCTGCAAAATCGTCACCATAAAACATTTTAGCAGTACCAGACATTGTTGACTCAACAGAACCACCAGTGTTATAAGAACCGTCCATTGTATCCTCTGTATCTGTATCAGCTTCATGTGATAAGCCGTATTCAGTTAAAAAAAGCATTTTAGTAGCATCTACTTTTTCGCCAGCTTTTCTAAATAAAATAATACGATCATTACTATTTTTCATATTTGCCATTCAATATTCCTCCGTTTTTTAAAATGTTTTGTAAGATATCGTTACTGATGTGTGTATCAATTCTTGATTGGTAGTATCATCAACTAACTGTGTGATGTTAGTATCATCTTCTTCAAAGTCATAATCGTTTGTTTTAACGCTAGGTGTTAAATCATCAATACATCTTTTAACAAGTCCGTCATGATGTCCTAAATCATCACTTACACTCCAAATATCAATAACTAAATTCGTGTCACCAGAATAACTATCAAACGTGTATTTACTTCTGTTTGACTCCGGCATTTTTATTACAAAAAAAGGATACGGAATCTCTTGTTGCATCTCTTTACGAGAAATAACAGGGAATCCATATCCTTGTAGCATTTCATACGCTTTATTATAAAGTTGTAAGTTCGGTGTCATGCTTTTATCTCCTATTCAAACAACGCTTTCAATTCTTCTACAGTTGATTTTCTTATTACCTCATATACTGGCCACATAAAAGGTTCTGCCTCCATGTATCGAGTACCAAACTCTAAGAAACCACTATAAGCTGCATGCGATGTGATAGTGTATTGCAAATCGCCAGTTTTTTTATATCTGATATTGCGTGATAAATTACCAGTCCAATAACCCTTATTCATTACTTCTCTAGCTTTCAATTTAGCTCGTACTACATATTCTTTGGCTTTTTCTTGTAAAGTATCATCTACATCATCATCGATGTTGTTTTTCATATCGTGAAATTGGTTTAACAGTGCGTCTAATCCGTCTATATTCATCAATTGACCTCTTCGATATAATATGACGTTTCGTGTCTGTATGTCTTTGTATCAATTATCTTGTAGCGAATACCATTAATTAACACGTGGCTAACAGGGTAAGATATTGATTCTTTTATCCTCAGGACACTTACATCGTTTTTTACATCGCCGAATTCAAGTTGCTTTCTTGCTCTAGAAATAGGATTAATATTGCATGGTATCGCATCATAAGTGATTAGAGTGTTTTCTTTTTTGCTAGTTTTAGGATTGTAAGTTGCTGCTTGTTCTGATTGAAAGACGGCTCTATCTTCATATCTCAAAAGAACACAGCCTTTCCTTTTTTAGTTCTCGTTCTAGCATTAAAGTAATTATCAATAATAGCTTCATACTCCTTGAAATCGTTCAATTCATACGCATTGCTACGTCCGTCAACCGCTTCTGATGTCATACCTTCAGCACCAATCCTGTTGTAGCGTTTAACTGCAACTTCTTTAATCATGTAACTAAACCTTTCCGGTATTTGTTCAACTTCAATAGGTAACATTGATAACAACTGGCTTTCACAACTTTTTATGATTTCTTCTAATTGTTCATCTTGCTTTTCATCTTTAAGACCAATACGTTTTTTTACATCAGCTAGCGTAGTCATATAACCACCTACTCTAGTGACTCAAAAGCATTGATAATTTCAGCTTTTGTTTGTTTTTCATCAACTCGTAAGCCAGCAACACTTGCTATTTCGACAAGTTCTTTTTTGGTTAATTTGTCATTTACAATGTAAATCATTTGTTCGTTGCGTTTATTTTCAACACTAGCTAAAGCTTTGATACGTTCATCTGTAGGATCATAACCTTTGCGAGGGTAGACATGCCCTTTCATATAGACATGTCTGTTATCTTCTAAATCTGTAAAATCTACTTTAACAATTCCAATGATTTCGGGCATGTTACCACTCCTAATTATTTATTAAACTTCTCCTGGTGCTGAATCTGTTTTTTGTCAGCAGGCACTAATTTAGCGAATGCTTTATCGTCAGCGATGTGTAACGCTACATGCATAGTTGCACGTAATGCCACCATATCTTGTTCGAATAAGTTTACAGGTGTGCCATCTTCGTTTTTAACTGTAGATAATTGTGCAGTTTCATCGATTTTGTATTCAATTAATTGAGGGATACCGTAAATCAACTTATCAAAGTCACCAGTAATTAATTCACCGCGTTTTAAATTGCTTGATTTAAGGTTAACCACAGGTAGACCATCTAACGTATCACTGTTACGGTCATAAATACGTTCCTTAGTTTCAGGATCTACAATTTTACGTAACAAGCTTCTGTTTTGTGTTTTTGAGATAAACGCATTTGCTTCTAATTCGTCATCTTCAAGTAATGCCTCTAAATCAATAATGTTATCTTGTGTGAAGTCACCTTTAATAACCTTATTAGTTTTTTCAATTGATTGTGCAATTGATTTACCGAATGGATTGTTACCTTGATTCAAAATACCCGCTTCATCAAACTTTTTATAGAATGCTTCAGCAATCATAGGCTTCATTTCTTCAAAGAATTGTGAATAAGTGTAATTCAAAAATTCTTTTGTTACAGGTAAGATAACCCCTAATTTAAACGCTCTCATAGTAGCATTAACCCATGTAGCTTTAGATGTTTCGATTTTTTGACCTTCACCTACCCAGTAAGCACCTGGTTTATCAGCCCAAAAAGTAAACTTCTTCTCAGTACCTTCCATTGGTTCGTACTTACCTAATTGCATAATTTTAGAGTTTTCCATAACCTCTTGTAAGATAGGTGTTGTAAAGTCGTTTAACAACGTACCATCTTTCTTTTCGTGCATCATTACATTGTCAGGGTTAAATACTTGCGGTTTAACATTGTTACTCGCAAAATGTTGCAAATTTAATTTTAATTTTTGTGTTTGTTCCATTTAAATGCCTCCGTTAATTTTTAATAATTCTTTTTTGTCTAGCTATTTCAGCTAAGTTTTGCGGTTTATTTTTAGTCGAGTGATTAAATGAATCTCCACCAGTCAATGGCGATTGTCTAGCGTTAACCTTAACCGCTTCATTAACCGCTTTTTTTACTGCATTAGAAAAAGCTTCAACATTCAATTTAGTTTGTTCAGCAGTATCTGTTACAACTAAATTAACAACCTCGTCTGATGAATCAACTTCTGCTTCGCTTAACATTTTCCTTGCTTCTGAACGCATTTCATTTAATTGTTTTTCTGAGCGTAATTGCTCCAGCTCTTTTTCCAATTGTTTGCGTTCATATTCATCTTTTTGATCCTTGTTCATTTTCGCTAATTTAGCAGCTTCTTTAGCGGCTTCTTCTGCTTTTTCTTTTGCATACTCATCAGCTTTTTTCTTTTCGTGGGCTACACGACGTTCAAGTATTTCATCAACTTTCTTTTGTTGCTCTGGCGTGAAAGTTATTTCAGTACCTTCGTCATTTTCTTTCTTATCAGGATCTCTTTTTTTACCATCTCCACCTGGTTCATCCGGATCATCTGATTGGTCTGCAAAAAATTGCAAATTAAACTTAAGTTTATTTTCTTCCATGAGATATACCTCCATTTATAGTCTGTCGACTGTTTTTCCATGCGTGCTTTTTATGTCATCAGCACGTTTTGGACATAAAAAATAGCCAACACAATTAAGTGCTAGCTATTAAAAGAGTGGTTCGTTATATTTCGGTTTTTCTTTATTGGCTAATACTGCCGACCTTACGCTGTCTAAGTTTGCATCAATAATAACTGTTTCGTTTCGCTTTTGTAACTCTTTACGTATACCTTTTAACTCTCTTGCTATGTCTCTAAGGTATTTGTCAGTATTGCTCATACCAATATCCTCCAAACACTTAATTTACTATCATACAATGCTAACTTGCCTTTAAAAACTTTTACTTTTAAATCAATCATCGCTTTTCACTTTTCCTCCAAAGTATTTTGTTTGTCGTTTTTTGTTTGGTTTTTTCGGCCACATAGATTTAGGTAGTAATGCACAATCTGAACGACAATTGATATGCATAGGGTAGAAATTAACACCAATTTTAGCGTCTTTAACTTTGAATACTTCTCCATTAAGCCCTTTACATACTTTAGTTGTTCTATTATCGATTTTTGCAATATACATATAATATCCTTCTGGAGAGATTTCTTTCATACTGTCAATACTTGATTGTGCGTGAACACGTGCTGATTCTGTATAAAGCAATGATTTGATTGCTGCGGTCTTTTGTCGTGCTGTGCCTTCGAATTTATTTAGGTGCTTACGCATATCTTTAACGTATTCGTTAGGATGTCGACCTCTAATAACTACATTGGCAATTATTTCTTCTATTTCTTGCTTCATTGCTTCGGTATTAGTCCATAATCGCTCTGACCAAACGACACCATGAAATTGTGTATCTATAATTGTATCTATAACTTCTTTAGCTACTTGTACACCTTCACCTAAAATACCTGCTTGATCACTGAACACACGATAAGCTGTTGATTCGAAATATTGCCTCATCGATAATTCTGTTTGAGCTGTTGCATAAGCGATTAGGAATTCGATTTGAATCTTTAACATCTGTTCTCTAGATACATACATCTTAATGTTATACTTCTTTAATTCTTCGTTTGCTCTTTCGCTAAAGTCCTTGTTTTCGACCAATCTTTTTGCTTCTTCTTGAAACGCTTTTACATCGAACTCATCAATAATCTTTTGTGCTTCTTGTAATGTAACGCCTGCAAAATCTCCGTACTTAACAATAAACGCATTGATCTCTTTTTCAATGCGCTTAATCATCATATTCAATATACGTTCTATTTCTTCAGCTTTAGTTTTATCACGCTTCAACTCATTCTCGATTGCTTTGCGTCCGCGTTCTTCCCAATATTCTTGAGTGTTTTTGTTAGGCAATTACAATCATTCCTTTTTATCAACAGTATCTTTTGTATCATCATCTTGTTCGTCATCATTGATGTCTCTAGGGTCTTTATAAATGTCTTTTTGAGCTTTTTTAATAGATTCTTTCTTATCTTCTTCTATTTTCTTGACTTCTAATTCAGGGTCTTGGAAGAACGAGAATAGAGACATTAAAGTTGTTTGGCTAATCTTCCCGCCAGAATCAATATAAGCTTTTAATTCTTCAATCAATGATTTAGGTAAGTTTCTGTTGTATACGTATCTAACAGTATTGAAATCTTTGTTAGCGTCAATTGACCGTGTGTTTTTAAGTATCGTCTCTAATAACTTAGCACGACGTCTTAGTCCTTTAGTGAACAACCCTTCTTTAGTTTTAGTACGTTGTTCTAATCCGAATAATTTGTATTTCATTGCCTCGCCCGATTGAGTGCCACTAAAGTTATCATCTTTCATGTTAGGCGTGTTGGTAAACATGTGTATATCACTGTTCAAACGGTCTTTATAAGCTTCGGTACCTTGTACATCGTATTGCTTATAAATATAACCACCGTCAACTGAACCTTCTGTTTCTCTACCTTCGCTATCAGCATAAACAGTCGGTTCTAAAAACAACACGTTAGCTTCCTTTTGTTTTCTAACTTCTACAGGATCTAAATTTAAATTACCTTTAATAAGTAACATAGCGTCATTTAAATCACTCATATAGTTAGCAGTATCTGATTCAGCATTATCATACAAATCAATTAAAGTGATTACTTTCTCGTAATCCCCTTTTCTTCTTTCGTTATTGCTAAATTCTGTAATAGGCATACGTTCGAAAGAGTGTGATTCAAAAACGTTTTCACGTGGTGTGAGCTTCAATCCATTTGTTCTACTGGTAAGATATCTATAAACACCGTGAGAAGTAAATAAATCAACTGTAAACACTTCATCTTCGTCAGTCTTGTCTATTGGTTTAGTTCTTAAATATCTAACGCCTACGATACTATTACGTTCAATTGTATTGTCGTATATGACAAAAGTGCTCATCGCATCACTCTTGTACAAACGAGTTTCATCATCTTGATTTCTAATCATTAACTCATAAGCTTTGCCGTAAATTGATAAGTCTAATCCTAGAGATCTATTGTGCGACTCAACATCATTCAAATCATTGAACGCTTCAATAGCTTCTAATACTTCTTTGTCATCATCTTGATATTGAATTGGATTACCCAAGAAATAACCATTGATGAAATCACTAATATAAGATGCGTAATCATGGGCAACACGGTTGTCTGACATGTACTCTTCTTTGCGTCGTGTTAACTCAACTAGATTCTTAGTTTTACCTTCGTAATAATCACTTAACACTTTTAATCTAGGACGTTGGTAATCCATGTGATGTTTAATGTATTTACTCACTTCATTAACGTTTTGCAATAAATCAGATTCTGTCCCGTCATACGTGTAAACAACATTAGCTTCATCATTAAATAAGTAGTTTCTGTTTTCCCGTAGATCTGTATCCGTTTCAAATTCGTTTACTTTTAACATTTGTTCCCTCCTATAATCCTAGAGATTTAATTACTTTTGTTTTGCTTTCTATATTCTTTTTACGTTTTTTACGTACGATATGATATTTCTCAAGACTATAACGCAATGCATCGATAATATGGTTATTAGCATCTATAGGCTTGTTCAACCACTTACCGTCATTATCTTGGTCAAATGTATAAGTGTTGAACTCTTCAATAGCATGTTCACATGATGGATGTATAATAACTTCAAAGCCTTGAATGAATTGAATGCCTGGTAAAATAGTATTAGCGCCTTTCAATGCTTTTCTTATACCTTTAATCCCTTTAGATTTCAATTCACTGATCACTCTATCTCCGCCAGCACCATAATCGGCTGCAATATCTACATCATCTAATCCTTTTTTAATAAGCATTTGTTTTATATCATCAGTTAGCATCGCTTTTTCATAGTGTTCATCATAGATGAATAACTTTTTGTTTTTTAAATCGACAACCGTACTAACAACTGTTGTAGGGTCTTGACTAAATCCAAAATCCATTCCATGAGTTATTTCTTGAGTTCTTTTAAACTCCACAAACCAATCAAAGTCTTCCACTTTAAAATTATCGAATACAAGCCCTTCTGCAACGCCCCAATCTCCATCGCAAACGATTCTTGCACGTCTAGGATTCTTTATATACAAATCTTCATATCGTTCAATATCAACTTTGTCTAGCCATTCATTAACTCTATAAGTTGTTGTATCTGAAAAAGTGTTGTTTAATTTTGTTTCTTCATCAAAAAATGTAGGCTTCAACCAATGTCTTTCCGACCACGGGTTAAAAGTGACTGTGATTTGCTTGAAAAATTCCGGACTATCGTAGCTACCACGTATTGACTCAACAACAGTGCTAAACTTAGCGAATGTTTCTATTTGATAAGCCTCTTCAAACCAAGCCCAACACAAAATGCCTGTATCAACAGTAATCGATGTTATTTTCAATGGGTCGTCTAAACCTCTAAACAGTATTTTTTGTCCAGTAGGTTTATACGTTATTTCCGGCAAACTTTCGTTGAATTTAAATAAGTGAGCAACGCCTAATTGGTTAGTTGCCCACTTTAAATCTGTATACGTTGATTGTTTGTTAGTGTTGCTAAATCTTCTGACTACAAGTATATTTGCCCAATCATATTTCATTATTCGATAAATGAGATTAATAGCGGTAGTTTTACTTTTCTTGCTACCCCTTGAACCTTTAACAACGCGGTAAAAGTTTTTGTTGTGCCAAAACTTATTGTAGCCACCACCGATTTTATTTTTTAGATCAAGTATTTCATACATGACTAATCATCTTCCGGAATATTATCAACAAACATCGGTATTTTGTGGTCGACTTCTTGTTTGTCTGTAAATAATTTGTGATGTCTACCTAACATCTCTAAGGCTTTGTTTTGGTCACTTATTTTAGGTGACTTAGTAACAAGTTGTATGTGTTCATCGTATACTAATTGCATTTTGCCAGTATCCGGATTCTCTTTATAGTCTCCAGTTTTTGTTACGACAGCTTCAACTTCCGTGTGTTCACCTCTAGCCGTTCTAGTTAACCTATACAACACTTCTTTACCTGACATAATATTCTCATCAAAGAGTTTTGTTTCAACCTCCTTGATATAATTCTGAATTTCAACATTCTTCAACATACGCTGACCTTGTGAGTACGCCGTCTTTTCGCTATATCCAGCATGCACAGCTGACTTAGTAGCATTGCCATAACATTCAGTACCGGGTATTGTATATACTTCTACAAACAAACGTTGCTTTTTAGTTAATTTGTTCATTTCATTTACCACCAACTCTCGCGCTATACGCTTTTTAAAATTAAAAAAGGGATTGGCTATAATCAGCCAACCCACATAGATCCTTTATTCCTAATTGCGATAAGGGAAACGCAGTAAGATAGTCAATATCTTACGCTATCATATTAACACCGAAAGTGACGTTATTTTTCCAGACTTTTTCCAAACTTAATGTATTATACCTAATTCATCGGCTAACCTAACTAATATATCTTTCCTCATATCATAAGCGGTAGATTTACTTACATTTATTTCTTGAGCTACACCAGTTAAATTTAATGTTCTAGGCTTTTTAAAATAATAAAGTTCCATAAGTTTTTGAGTTTCTGTAGTGCTATGATTATATACAACCTCTATAGCCGATTTCATTCTGGCCAATTGCGATAATCTTCTATCATTAACAACTCTAATAACTTTTATTTCAGTTACACTTACATTGCTTTGCACCCTATCTCCACCGATATTAGTATCTTGTTGACTCCACGGGTTTAAAACTTCATCTCTTACACGCGCTATATCTTTATCGAAGTAATTGTAATTGCTTAATTCACTTTCTAAATATCTTTGCGTTGATTTTCTCAAACTCATTTGTTTAACCCCCGTTAATCTTCAAAATGTCTCAATCTACTTCTTAATATCTCTATCTCTCGCTCTTTAACTTTCACATCACCTTTTATCTGTTCCGCTTGCAACATCACACCAAACAATAAGATGACTAGTAATATAATTGCTATGATCAACCACATCATCTATTCAACCACCTCTAAATTCGGTTTATATTTTAATACACGACCACGCATAAATTCAGCATCTATTTTAGCTGAAAATAAATTGTCATATGATTTAGCTTCAAAAACATTGCTAGTTGTAGTAAGTGTTATCATTTTCGAAAATGCTCCTGTATATTCTTCTTGTAAATACACACCATCATATAACTCAACAATATATTCGATTGGTCTGTTTTCTTTCTTATAATTTTCAAATAATTTTTCATTCCTTTTTATGTCATGCTTTAATTCATCAATCTTCTCCCTCACTTCAATTTTGTCTGTATATATTACATAAAGTAATGTAATTAATATAAGGATACCGATAGCAACTATTTCCCACATCATCTACTCTGACACCTCCGTCCTCATCAAATCAGACTGATCACTAAACTTTGCGAAGTCACTCGGCACCTCTACATCATCATTAGCCGTCATCATAATATATACTTGCTCCGTTACATACTTACCTAGCTCATACATTGCTAGTAAGAATATTAGTCTTAATATTTGTTTAATCATCATTGTCATCTCCTGTATCAATTAAACTAGGCATCATTCTTAACATAGCCCTTAATTCATGTTCATTCATATTAGCCATCATAGGACTGTAAAATTCACTGTCTTTATCATTAATTTCTTTAATGAAATCATCTTCAATCTTAGCTTTTTCTTCAGGTGTTTTATTTTTATATTTTTTGATTATTTCAGTGTACTTTTTCGGGAATTTCATTTTAGGTATGTTAATCATCATCTGCCTCCTCAACATTGATCCCAACTATATAACCTTTGTTCAATACAAGTTCTCTGCCATAATCTTTTTCTATCGTTAAATAGTCATCATCATTTCTAAAATTGTCCAAAACAAATACTATTTCGTTAAATAATTCATCTTCATGTAATATCAAACTACTACCGTCATGTAATAAAATTCTCAGCTGATTCATTTCCCACGCTCCTCAATAAGTGTGATTGATTCAATTGCATCTCTTTTAACTTGCGCCTCATATTTCTCTTTTGCTTCTTCTTTACTCTCTGCCTCAACAACTGTAAACCTTTGATTGCTCTTAGTTTTAGTTATGTGTGTATGCTTACGTCCTGTTGAATCTTTAAATGTTGTGACTAAGTATTGCGTCACTTCACCAAAACCTCCTTGACTCTATCTAATATGTCTTTACACTCCGCTACTTCCGAAGCCTTTTTCTCCACGTTCTGAAACACTTTCGAATTCCTCCACTTGCTTTAGTTCAGGTGTCCATATAGGTACAATAACTAACTGTGCTATACGTTCTCCTTTTTCGATACGGTAACTACCTAGCTTATATAAATGACGTTCTTTTTCGAAAATTTTTTCGTTATCAATATTTCTTAAAAAGATAGTTTGCATTTTGTCATCTTCATGGTCATTCTTGATATTAATCCCTAAATTGCCGTGATATCCCGCGTCTATCTTGCCTGTTTCAATCACTAAATGCGTTTTACTACTTACACCACTACGGCTAGTTAACAGCCCGACATAGCCCTCTGGTATGCTTACAGCTACATCTGTTTTAATCACTGCCTTTTCTTGTGGTTCGAGTACGACAGTTTCAGCTGAGAATATGTCATAACCTGCATCCGTCTTATGATTTCGTTCGGGCATTCTAGCATTTTTTGATAATAGTTTTACTTGTAATGTGTTAGTCATTTTCCTATTCCTCCTCATATTTATAGACAACTTGACCTGCCATAATCCCTACTGCTTCATCAAGTTCAATACCTTCTTTAACTGAATGTTGAATAGCATTTGTCATTCCCTCAAGTATTTCATCAAACGCTTGCGCTTTCTTATACACGTCCTCAATCTCTTTTAGCAACCCCTCTGTGTCATTACCGTTATACGCACTAGCACTAATAACGGACTGTTCGATTTTTTCGCGATTATTCATTTGTGTCATCCTCCATAAAAATTTTATTGTTTAATTCCATTCCGAATTTAACTCTTTCATCATCGTTACCGAATTTGTTTATTAAATCTCTTTCAACGCTCTTGCAATACCTATCCCATGCGCTTGCTTTCTTCTCCAGTTCTTTGTTACAATCTCGTAACTTCGCTATAACCCCAATAAGCTCATATCGTTGCTTCTTGTACTCATCACGTTGTTTTCTCATCTTCTTCAACCTAGCGTCCATTACGCTTAGTTGGAACCCTGTTTCATAGTTCATTCTACCAATCTCCCATCTTTCCAAATTAATGTCATAGTTAGGCCGTCGTTCAAGATGTAGAATGCTTTGGTAGGGAAAAACGTGTTCTCTAAACGTTCGTTGATACTAATACTTGTGTGTAACGCTGACATATAGGCTCCCTCTTGAAGCTCGTACACTTCAAACAACCTATCAAATACTGTATCTTCTGTGATTTCCTCTTCAACTTCAACTATGAAAGGAGTATCAATTGGAATAAAACTTGATATCGAACACGTATTTGTATTTCGTTGAAAACGAACGAATCCATTACTAAAAACTTTTGCAAGAAAAATTTTTCCTTTTGATAGCTCCGGATTTTCTCGCGCCCACTTAATTAATTCATCTAGTCTCATTTCTTTTTTAACTTTGATTTTCATTTTTACATCTCCTTAAAATAAAGTTAGTTGCTTCTGTTCCTCATATTCCAAACCATGTTGCTTTATATATATTTCGAGCTCTTCCGCTGTATCAAATGTCTTTTTCACGCCTTGCCAACCTGGTACGATATGCCCATGAAAGTAATAAGTGCCGTTTACTACATGGATATGCGCCACTCGCTCGTTATCCTGATACAGGTATCTCTTAGAGCCGAAAAATTGGTTTAAATGTTCTTTACGTGCGCTATCTACCATGATCTACACCCTTACTTTTGGAAATATGTCGTTTTCCATCAGGTAGCACGCATAACGTCCTCTTGGATGTTTCTGTGGCACATTAAACAAATGCGGTTTCTTTCTTCTTAGCTCTGCCTCTTTACGTCGTTGCCTAGCCATTTCACGTTCTCGCTCCAAAGCTTTTGTTATTTGTATTTTTCTATAGTCGTTTAACTTCATGCCGAAAGGTGCATCAATTGCTTCCGACAACTCCCAACCTTTCGCAACTCTGTTTCTAACTATTTCGGGCGTGAGTCCTTTCTTTTTCATCTGCTCATTTTCATATTCAGTGTATTTAGAAGGGGGTTTTCTTGTGGTGGCGCAATAAGCGCATCGCCCGTTAACCCTTTTGATATTCTGTAATTAAGTAGTCCTTTGCTTAGGTTGTACTTTTTAACTATTTCGCTAACAGTCATCATCTTGCCGTCAATCTTAACTTTCTTAGGCTTTACTACATTTTGTATTAAGTCTTTTCCTCTTGAACCTCTATCATACCTAGTAATTAGTGTCGATACTTTGATGTCGTATTTATCAGATGCATCAATAAGCGTCATCAACTTACCGTCTATTCTTACTTTCGTTTTTATGCCCGCCATTTATTCCACCTCTACATTTACATTTCTAATTTTTAAATTGTCATACTCTAGTATTTCGTCAGGATTGTTATATAAGTAATCTGCCAGCGTTTCTTTTTCTTTATCCACATCATCAAAATGCTGATATTCAACTTCTGTAGGTATCCTTATATCAATCGTTGCATTTATATATGCTTGTTGTTGCATTAGATCACTTCATTTCTCTTTTGCGTTCTCGTCTTGCTTTAATTAATTCCTCGTACGTAATCCATGTTTTACCTGTATACTTAGGCGCTTTACATATCCAATTGAGTTTTATGTTTCTGTATTTATGTCTGAAAATCTTAGCTTTAAGTTTTGCTACTTCGGTTGGCATACCTTTAATGTCGATAACTTCAATCAGTTTGCCATCGAGATATAACGCGAAGTCTGCAATATATTCAATCTTTCGTTGTTTATCTAGTTTTGGTAATAATTCAAATTTCGGTTGTATTTCGATACGATCATAGTTAGTGCCATTCTTATTACTTTCTAAATATTGGTAATATTCACACTCCACTTTGCTATCAAATACAATCCCTTTATACTCAACTTTCTTAGCGTTGTATTTACTCATCGTCCACCTCTAAATATCAAATATCGTTGCCTGCAAACCTAACTGATGCTCATATAAAAGCCCATGAGCGCCTTTAAATCGTTTTAGGTCACTATCAGTCATAATTTTCTTTTCGTCGCTGAAATGGGCTCCTGAGAGCGAATAAACTTCATTTACGTTGTCTTTATACTTGATGACCTTAATATCTTCTGTGCCATCTTCTCGGTATAAGTAATATTTTTCTTTCGGCATTTTTAACACTCCTTAATGTGTGTTTTCTTCCAGTTGATTTCATTCATGATTTTCTTTTCAACTCTGTCGTAATCATCGAAAGGCGATAACTCGTTATTGTCCAACAATCTATTGACCGCCCAACCAGTCTCGATATATACATTTGCTACAATCGGGTCGCTTTGCTTTGTCTCTTCATACATCGATTTCAATAAGCTTTTGAATTGCATTATATTCATGTGAAAAACCTCTGAGTCTTCTTGTAATACTCAAATTCAATTATTCCGGTTTCGCCGTCTTTGTTTTTGGCTATGTTACATTCAACAATAGATTTGCCAGTGATACTGTCATCTTCGTCACGGTTATAATAATCATCACGGTAAAGTAGCATCGCTAAACTCGCATCTGCTTCTATTCCGCCTGATTCTTTCATGTCCGATAGCATTGGTCTTTTATCCTGTCTAGACTCGACACCACGATTCAGTTGTGAAAGTAGTACGATGATTGCGCCTGTCTCGTTAGCGATTATCTTTAAGTCACGTGATATCTTTTCTACTGCTACACGTCTATCAACTTTCGCATCAGTATCCATCAGTTGAAGATAATCTATAAAAATAACTTGTTGCCTGTCTGAATGCCTCATTGCTTGCGCTCGCACATCTTGCGGTGTGATATTACTTTTATCAGAAATATCGATGCCTAATTTCATGATTTTATCCATCGCATTCGTTAACTTTGTTAAGTCATCCGGCGTTAAGTTCCTGATTTCTTTTATCTTTGTTAACTCAATACCAGTAATTGTTGATAACATACGTTTCAATACTGATGTGCCAGTTGTTTCGAGACTAAAGAAAGATGTTTTGTATCCATTTTGTGCTATGTTCAGCATCATGTTTAATGCAAAACCTGTCTTACCCACTGAGGGACGCGCTGCGATGACGATTAATTGCGACGGCTCCAATCCCCCTATTTTGTAATCCATGAGCTTATAACCCGTCTTAATTTGCTTCTTAGGGCTATCGCTGTATAACTCATCGACAAACTCCTCAACAAACTTCTTGGTTCCGTCTTCTTTTCTGTTAGTAATTGTTTTTAAATCCTTGAGTTCATCAATCAAGTTATTAAAATTTTGGTTCGTAGGTTGTTGTTTGAACTCAGTTACCAATTCTTTCGCTTTGTTGATTTGATAACTTTCCAATAATTCTTGTTGATAACGTTCAAAGAATCCGTATCCAATGAAATCGGAGTTGTAAAGTTTAGTTATAGTATCTGCATCTAAAAACTCTTTATCTTTAGTTGCTTTTAAATAGATTTCTTGATGATCTATCTTTCCGACGTCCATTACATAATTGAAAAAGGTTTTAAACTTTTCGTTCGTAAACATGTAATCTTTAACTCTTATCTTTTCTAGTACGTCCGGTTGTTTAAGTAGCGTAGCGATTATTGTGCTTTCAATTTCAAATTGACCGTAATTCATTCGTTATCGCCCCAAATTCTGCCAACTTATTCATGAAGTTATCTAGCGCTATTTTTCTTTGTCTGACATATTCGGGGTCATTCTGCATTTTCCATTGGTGTGTAGCGGTTTCGTTGTCTACCGGCTCAATAGATACTTTTTTAGGTGCCTTACGCATGATTGCTGGTAGGTTAGGCGGGTACGGGTTGTTACTGTTGATATATCCATCTACAGCTTTTACAGTTGGTTGATAATCCCCGTTTTGACTTAATACATCAATCCACATTTCTAACTTTGGTTTATCAAAATCGATGTTGTATACGTACCTAACTTTTTTAATAATTTCTAATGCTTGTGTTTTGCTCATCGGCATTAGTCATCACTCAATTCTTTTTCCATTTGCGCAATGACATCATCAGTTGTGTTTTTCCTAGGCGCTATTTTGTGTTCTGCATCTTCTTTTGTTTTGACATTCTCTTTAGCCCAGTTGTTCAAAACTTTAATTAAGTAGCCACCATGCGCACTTTTGCTTTTAGTGTACTCAACACCTACTTTTACAACTTCAAAAGCGTTCGTACCTATATCATCAATAGCAAACCCTAATTGCTCCATTTGATTAGGCGTTAACTTATCATCCAAATTTGCAATTATATATTTTATTGAAGATGAGAAGACGGCTTCTCTTTCTTCTTCTTTATTCTTATATTCTTCTTCTTTTTCTTCTTCTCTTTCTTCTTCTGTATCGTTACGTAACGTTACGGTAACGTTACGTTTTGCTTCTAGTAACTTTTTCTGTCTCTCTCGATAGCGTTGTTGTCGCAATTTATTTTTTTCTTTATGCTTAGCTTTGCTATCTAAGCTTTGATGCTTCTCCCAGTTTGTCACTTTTATGACACCATTAACTTTTTCAATCATGCCCAATGTCTCAAAAGTTTGAATTGCTAACCTTATTGAGTTAATAGGTCTATTAAATTCATTTGCTAACATTTCTTCGTTGTACGGCAAGTTTTCGGATAGCATAATATAACCTTGTTCATTGTACTTTCCTGATAAAGTTAGCAACTTAACCCAAATAGTTATGATCGTATCTCTTTCGGGTAAAGCTTCGATATATTTGATTTTGCTGTCATCAAACATGCCAACTTTAAGTTTTATCCACGATACTTCTCCCATTGTCTTCTCCTTTCAGCATTTTGTTGAGCCTCTCATCAACTTTTATCCACGAGTCATGCAAGTGGTATTTATCATCAAACGACTTAACGCCAATCGCATGTTGCTCGTTGTGATGTTCGCGACATAACGCTAATACATGTTTGTCATAGTGGTTCATTTTGTTTCTGTTCATGCCTCTGCCAACTGCTTCATAATGTGCTAGGTCAGCGTGAGGCTTTCTGCATATTACACAGTTGCGGTTAACAGTTGACCAGTATAAGAATGATTTATCTTGTTTCAGCAAGTCGCTTGTTTTATAACTAAGCGGTATGTCGTTGTGAAATATCCAATCGAGTGTTACCTCGATAATTTGATTCGCTTGCATCCGTGTACAGTCACTTAACGAAATACTCTTGTCATAGTCATACAGAACCGTTACATATTCTTGGAACAAATACCTCATATAGTCACGTGGTTGGCCTGTGTGGCTCTCTATGTCGTTACAGAGCGCAAATATTTTTCTTCGTTGCTTGTCTGTTATTTTGAATGGGTCTTCGATTCGCAAATCACATTCGACTTCGTAGCCGTTATCAAGTAATAATGTTTCTTTGTCTCCTAGCTCGGCACCCTCGATAACGACTGTTGTTGTGCCGTCATCTTGAGTGATATAGTTTTTGATTTGAGCCATTTAATCACGTCCTAGAAAGGTAAATCATCGTCAGAGATTTCTATAGGACCATTAGCATTAGCAAATGTATTATTTGATTGCTGTCTATTCTGTGGTGCGTTATATGAATTATGCTGTTGTTGGTTGTTAGATTGACCGTTGTTTTTACGTTCAACGAAAGTTATATTGTTGACTGCGATGTCTGTAGTAAACACTTTCTGTCCTTGATTATTTTCATAACTACCGGTTTGTATTGAACCAGTAACGCCAATTTTATTACCTTTATTAAAGTTATTAGCGATGATTTCAGCAGTCTTACCAAATGCAACACAACGAATGAAGTCTGTTTCATATTCGTTAGTTTGTTTGTTTTTGAATGGTCTCTGTACTGCGATTACAAAGTTAACTACGTTGTTGTTTTGACCTTTTAACTCTGGATCTGCCACTAGGTTCCCAATTAAATTTACTGTATTCATTGTTCAATTCCTCCAAGCCATTTTTTTATCTGTTGTCTGGTTACATTGATTTGGTTTTTATTCAGTGCTTCGACGTTCATTTTTTCTAATTTGTTAATTTGTTCCTGGTATTTTTCCGCGAATCCACTTTCTTTAGCTATGGCTATAAAATCATTAACTTCTTTAGTTAGTATGTCTTTAAATTCTTGACTTACTGTTGAATATTTATCTTGTTTTTGTTTTGCGTCTGCGTCATCTTCATCAGTTGGAATGTTAAAGAACTTCATTAAGAAATAGCGTTCAGCATAAGTTAACGCTGTGCCATGTGCTTGTGAAATATCATTTTGTTGACCGTAAGCGTGATAACTTACTTCATACTGTTCTTCTGGTTTATCAGCATTAATCCATGTATAATTCAAATCCATTTCAACTATGAATTCTGTCACTTCTTGACCTTTTTTGTTTTTAAAAGTATGTGTCGTCCAATTTTCATTTGACGTATTGGGGACTAACAATAAATTATGTTCAATCATCTTTTCTCTTATTCTGTGTAATATTTGAGATCCTGAAACATACGAGAAGTTATAACCCTTAGTATCTTTTGTGAAGCCCGCAATATTCGCTTTAACATCTGCTATTTTTTGGTACAAATTAAGTTGTTCGGCCATCTATTCTCCCACCTTTACCGTGTATGACGTTGGTTTCTCCACAATGCTAGCACCCTCTAAAACTTCGCCGTTTGCGTCAATCAATGTGCCGTTTTCAGTTACATTGAAATCTTTCTTAATGTCTGATTGGCTAAGTTTTTTAGTTACTTTTACATAGTTGTCAAAACCTCGTTGCTCAAGTTGTTTAATGACTTCTTGCTCATTGCTAACTTGAATGACTTTTGAACCTTTTCTGGCTGTCACTTTTCCGTAAGGTGTATTCAACTTGAATTTGCTATCTTGTTCTTTTTGTATTCTGTAATATTCAATTACAAGGCTTTGTAAATATTCTTTGCCACTCTGTAATTTTTCTACTTCTTTATCTTTCCATTCGTTTATGCGTTCAATTTCTTTATTTGCTAAATCGTTGATTTCATTCTCTTTAGTTGTGATTGCATCCAGTTTCTTAAAAACCCAGTTAGCACTGTCTAGATCAGTTACTTTGAATCGGTCGTCTTGTTCGAATGTTTCTAATTCTCTCTCTTGTAAATCATTCACTTTTCATACCTCCTACCATCTCATGACTAAGTTAATTAGCCTGTCTCTTTCGTCTGTGTTCTCTTCAATCCATTCATAAATAGATTGATTTAATATGTCTAATGCTGTGTATAGATCATTCTCATCTGTTATATTTATACTGTCGATAAATCTATCTTCTAAATCTAAGACATTCACTAGAATGCTGTAATCTTGTTTCTTAACTGCTAATTTAAAATCGAATCCGTCTACATTAATTACTTTTTGACATACATCGCCAATTTTGTAGTACATTGTTGACACTTCCTTTATTTCGTTTTATATTGAACATGAATTAATTTTGTTAATCGTTTGTCACTGTTACTTGTTGGCGCAAGTAGCAGTTTTTTTATTCTCCATAAAAGTATTCCTTATAAAATATGAATGTCGCTATACTTGCGAATCCCGCGATTGACCATGCTGTAGTGAAGTACAGCAATGGCATAAGCACAATTGCTAAGACTGTGAAGCATAGTACTGCTACTAGGTAGCTTTTATAAATGTTACTCATTTTCTTTTTTCTCCTCTTTGGTTGTTTCATCGTTTATCAAACCTTGCATTTCCATTAATTTTTGAGGTATACCAGCTTTTAACTGGATTTCGTATAACATTTGTTGAATGTGTGGTGGCACTTCTACCATTCCTTTCGTGTATAATTTAGTTATCTCCTAGTGAAAGGAGGTGATAAGTATGGAATTTAATGATTTTCAAAATTTCTTTGGTGAACTTAGTAATCAAGCCGAAAAAGAATTCGGTGGTGACAGTGACTTTTTTAGAGATAGAATAAATAAGTTGAAAGAAGATGCTCCTGAAAACGTATCTTACGAAATTATTTATTCAATAGCTTTATACGAAAGCTTAAAAGCTCAACAAGATATGAAAATTTTGAATACAGTTAAATATCTTTTAAATCGTGACTAGCAATATCCAACAATGATTTGCTCTGAGCATTATTAATTTTTGGATAATCAAAATTTCTAAGTTTAAATCTTGTGTTTTTCTCAATCTTCCAAACCTTCCAAGTCGCAACTGCCATTGTGATGAGGAAGGTTGTTTTGTATAGTGCGTTCATTTGTAATTCCTCCTATTAAGTTGTTTGTTTTTCTCCTAAAAACTTGTTAACAAAGTATTGTTGTCCTTTACCTGTTACTTTTGGCGTCTTACTAATTGATGTGTGACCGTCCGAATGTGTGATTGATGTTTCTTTAATTTCGAATAACTCACGTTCCATTGAATACTGTGTAGGCATGTTATAATCCACACCCTTGCGTTTAATAAGGAATCCGTTTTGACGTAACCACTCAAACAATCTGCGTTGCCCGATGTTTATACCGTTTTGTTTAATGATCTTTGCTAACTCTCCAACTAAAATTGATGTCTTAGTAGTAGCTACTGCATCTGCAAATACAATTTTTGGTTTATCACGTTCAATCTTTGTTTCTAATTGATTGATTGTGTTGTTAGCAATTTTTAAAGCACGTTGCATAATCATTTCTGGGCTATTCCATGCTTTTTCAACTTGGATGAAGTATTGCCTTGCACGTTTGCCAGGTTCACTACGTTGAATCATTGCGATTTCTTTTGCAGTGTCTAGTGTGAGTGCGTGGTCTAAATAATTAATAGCGTTACCTTGAGCTGTTACTCTTTTTTGAGTAAGAGCTGTATAATCAATATTTTCTTCAAAGCCATAATTAATCATTCTTTCAAACCAATCGTTATATCTTGTCTTAACCTCTAATGCTTGATGAAGTTCTCGACCGCTGATTGCGATTTCTCCATTTTCTTTTTCTTGTATGTTGAACATTTCGCCTATGTTCGATTTTGTTTGTAATGCTTGCATTTTATTTCTCCTTTACATTAGCGATATCAACTTGTAGTGCATCGCATATTTTTTTTACTGTGAGGAAACCGGGGTTTTTAACCTCTGTTTCGATAGATCGAATTGTCGAGTTTTGTAATTCCGTTAGCTTCGCTAGTTGATAGCGTGTTATCCCCTTTTCTTCTCTCAATTCTTTTAAGTTCAGCATCTTACCACTCCTTATTGTCTATAACGATATTTCGTTATATAATTAATCCAACCCCACTACACTGGGAGGTGATTTCCTTGCTTATGCGAGGTTTTAAATCATCCTGTGGTTTTATAGGTTAGTAAGTCTAAATTAGAACATCGTTTGTTGTGTTCCACAGTCAACTGAGACGTTAACAAGGTATGCGTACTAGAAGGTAGTAACTTTTAGGACGCTAGACTTTGATGGAAAACCTAAGCACCATACAGGGCTGGGGACGATACCAGCAAAAATTGTGCTGTTAGTCGTAGTAATTAGAACCGAACAAAATTTCCGTAACACATACCTTCTACGACAAGGTGTGTGTTTTTTTATTGGAAACAAAATGTTTGTAATGCTTGCATAATATTTATGCTCCTTTCGTGTATAATGTTGTTATCAACCTAAGGAGGTGATAAGTATGGATAATATAAATCTCACTCAACGACAATTAGATTTAATAAAGAAAAATCAAGCCATCTTGTCTAAGTTGCCTATTGAAACTTACGCTAAAGTCGTAAATACTATGAATGATCTTAGAATCAACCAATCGAAATTATCTGATTGGGCTTCCTATATGCATCGAGTAACTAAGAATCATCCAATGTTCAAAACTAATTTATTTTCTGAAAAAATTCTTGATGAATTCATAAGTTCTAACAGCTTTCCGGAGGATGAAATCCGCAAAGTTAGCACTCATTTGAGAAATTCTTTTGTCGATACTGTCGATGTCCCTGTTCTTGGTAAAACCGTCGATTCTGCCCATCCAATAGATGACGTAAATACTGAGAAATACAATAGTGTATTCAATGAATCGCTCAATCATATTTTTATTTCTCCTTCTGCAAAATTTATAAAAAAGGTTTCTGTCGGTTCTGCTATCGGAGTAACATCTCCGGTTATGGTTAGAACGATACTTGACCAATATGTGAACTACTTTATGCTTTTTAATGTAATAGCAACTCTTTTAACACTTTACGTAATTGCTAATTACTTAGATGATGAGAACTCAAACGATGATTAGTTGTCTCATTTATCAATTAATCTCTTTAAGCAACTCTGCAACTGCTCGCAACAGTTCAGGGTTGTTACTTGTTTCTAAATTACTGTTTGCATGTTTTAGTAAATTAAGTTTTAATTTACTTTTTTCTTTCGCGATTCTAAATTTTTGTAACATTTGTTGTTCCTCCTTTATTCGAAATCATCGATAGTTAATTCTGAAACTCTCTTTTCATAGATGTATAAATAATAGTTTTTGATTTCTCGATAAACTTTTGCTGCTAGGTTGTATTCACTTTCACTCAAGTCTGAATTAAGTGTCACTCCAAAAATTGATAATGTTAATTTTCTAATATGGTCATGAACATCTTGTACATAAGCTTTTTGATGAATTGATTCGAAGCCATGCTGATACTTTTTTAGCGGAATCGGATGATTGAGCTTCCTCAATCTTCCTAGCGACAAATCTTTTGCGAAATTGAGTTTTTTATTGATTTCTTCTAAATCGTCATTATTGATTCTTACTTTACTGAAAATTGCACCTGAGCTGATTGGTTTCTCGCCTTTTATAGCATTTCTAACTTCTTTCGCTATAATTTCTTTCAACTCTTCTTTGGTTAACGTGATTTGTTCCATGATGTCCTCCACTTTCTAGTTCATCAAACGTGAACTTTTTCTTTAAAAAATATAAATGTATTTTTTCTACCGGTATACCTAGCAATTGTATAGCTTTCCATATTTCGCTATCTTTCCACCCAACTTTTCCGTTGAGTTTTAAGGATAAACTTCTCTCGGACAACTTCATAGCAATAGCGAAATTGTACTGAGTGCCATACTTTTCAACTATCTTACCACTCAAACGCGAGTAGTCGTAACACATAAAAAACACCTCCTTTGAAGTTCATGTATCGTGAACTTAACTATACTTTACACCTTGTTTTGAATTAAGTCAACACAAAAATTCATGTTTTATGAACTTTTTTATTGAATTTTTGTTCAACAAGGTTTATTATAAAGTTATCAAACGGAGGTGCACTAAATGAGAGAAAAAGTTTCAAACAGACTAAAACACATCATGAAAATAAGAAATTTAAAACAAGTAGATATCATTAATAAATCGAAACCTTATCAAAAGCAACTAGGTATATCTTTAAGTAAAAGTACTTTGTCTCAATATATTAACGATGTACAATCTCCTGACCAAGATAGAATTTACCTACTTTCTAAAACTTTAAATGTCGGTGAAGCGTGGCTTATGGGATATGATGTAAATTCTTATCGCGTACCCGATGAAGAACGCCAAGAGGAAACTGTGATGTCAAAAATTAATAACATATCATCTCAGCTCACGCCTCCAAGACAAAGCAATGTACTCAACTACGCGAATAGTCAGTTAGATGAACAAAATAAAGTCACTTCTATAGATGAATATAAAGAATCTAAGTTAGTGTCGTATATTGCGTGTGGCGCAACTGGTGCTGGTATCGGAGAAGAATTATATGATGACATATTGCATGAAGAAGTATTTTTTAAAGAAGACGAAACGCCATCAAATGCTGATTTTTGTATTTTAGTTAATGGTGATTCAATGGAACCTATGTTAAAACAAGGAACATACGCTTTTATTAAGAAAGAAGATTCTATTAAAGATGGTACAATTGCACTCGTTGTATTAGATGGAGTAAGTCTTATCAAGCGTGTAGATATATGCGAAGACTATATTAATTTGGTATCTCTAAATCCGAAGTATGATGATATCAAAGTCGCTTCGTTTAGTAATATTAAAGTAATGGGCAAAGTTGTATTGTGATTAATAACGCCTATGTGGCGCGAGGAGGATGAGGGATGGAAGAGAACGCACCTTTAGAAACAGCAGTTAATAATTTTAAAAAGATTCAAAATAGCGAGATTTACAAATTTAAATATATGAATTCATGGTGTCTTGAATATTCAGAGTTTTTATTGGATGAAGTTAGATTGTTAAAAGAAAACAAAAGTTACACCAGATATAAAAAAGGCACTATAATTTATGTAAAGTTAGGTGTTAATGTTGGCAGAGAGTTTTCTGGAAACCATTTTTGTATGGTACTTAATAATCACGATTCAAATAAAAATCCAATATTAACGGTAGTTCCACTTACATCTTCCAGAAGTAAATTCAATGTGCATATCGAAGAAGATTTGTTACCTTTAGTATTGGAAAAAATGGACGTAACGGGTAAGGATTTAGCTAAAAAAATCATGAACAATCTTGAAAAGGTGTCAAAAGCAGAAAACCCATACGATCAAAAATTACTTGATGAAAACAAATCGCTGAATGACGACTTCAAAAAATATTCGAAGGTTCGCAAAAGATATGAGCGATTCAAGTATAAAAAGACCTATGCTAACGTTTTAAATATCACTACAATCAGCAAGGATAGAATATCGAAAATTAATAGGTATGACCCTGCCGGAGAAATATCATATTCAAAAGAAACAGTAGATAAAATTGAAAATAGTATAAAAATTAGATTTCTTAGTTAAATCGCTTGAACTACACTCTCTTTGATGGTATATTACATATATACAAAACAAGCCGCTGAAATATTTGCGGCAAGCTTCAAATTAGACAAGTCGCTGAAATATTTGCGACATGAGAGGGTGCATCTGCGCTCTCTCTTTTTTTATACAATTTTCACGGGTAGCCCGCCTACCCTTATTATTTTTTGCCAATTTTGAGGAGGGAGCACATGAAAGTAGCAATTTATACTAGAGTGAGTACACTTGAACAAAAAGAAAAAGGACACTCTATCGAAGAACAAGAAAGAAAATTAAGAGCTTACAGCGACATAAACGACTGGAAAATTCATAAAGTATATACTGACGCTGGATACTCCGGAGCTAAAAAAGACAGACCCGCTTTACAAGAAATGTTGAATGAAATAGATAATTTTGATTTGGTTTTAGTCTATAAACTAGATCGATTAACTCGAAGTGTTAAAGACTTACTAGAGATACTAGAATTGTTTGAGAATAAAAACGTGTTGTTTAGGAGCGCAACAGAAGTATATGACACAACTTCTGCTATGGGACGTTTGTTCGTAACATTAGTAGGTGCTATGGCAGAGTGGGAGCGTACTACAATTCAAGAGCGTACTGCAATGGGTCGACGCGCATCAGCTAGAAAAGGGTTAGCTAAAACTGTCCCTCCTTTCTATTACGACAGAGTAAACGATAAATTTGTGCCTAATGAATATAAAAAAGTATTACGATTTGCAGTAGAAGAAGCGAAAAAAGGTACTAGTTTAAGAGAAATAACTATAAAATTGAACAACTCTAAATACAAAGCACCCTTAGGTAAAAACTGGCACAGATCAGTTATAGGCAATGCTCTAACGAGTCCGGTAGCTAGAGGTCATCTTGTTTTCGGTGACATATTCGTCGAAAACACCCACGAAGCTATTATAAGTGAAGAAGAATACGAAGAAATAAAATTAAGGATAAGTGAAAAAACTAACTCTACAATCGTAAAACATAACGCTATTTTCAGAAGTAAACTATTATGTCCAAACTGTAACCAGAAATTGACTTTAAACACAGTCAAGCATACGCCTAAAAATAAAGAAGTTTGGTATTCTAAACTATACTTTTGTTCTAACTGCAAAAATACTAAAAATAAAAATGCATGTAACATCGACGAAGGCGAGGTTTTAAAACAATTTTACAATTATCTAAAACAATTTGATTTAACATCATATAAAATCGAAAACCAACCTAAAGAAATAGAAGATGTCGGCATCGATATTGAAAAGTTGCGAAAAGAACGCGCTAGATGTCAAACACTTTTTATAGAAGGTATGATGGATAAGGATGAAGCTTTTCCAATAATAAGTCGTATTGACAAAGAAATACATGAGTATGAAAAGCGCAAGGATAATGATAAGGGTAAGACTTTTAACTATGAGAAGATTAAAAATTTCAAGTATTCATTGCTAAACGGCTGGGAATTAATGGAAGATGAGTTAAAAACTGAATTCATAAAGATGGCAATCAAAAACATTCATTTTGAATATGTAAAAGGAATTAAAGGGAAGCGCCAGAACTCATTGAAGATTACGGGTATAGAGTTTTATTAA